ATCCTGCGATGCTTGCTGACTCTGACGCTCGCGACATCATGGGCCGTGCGCTCGGTGAGCCTGCCCTCGAGCTCTTCAAGGCCAGCCTCTTCCTCGACGGGATCGACAAGATGTTCGAGGGGATGCCGCAGAAGGATTGGGTTGAGTTCGTCGACCGCATCCAGAATGAAAAAGAGCAGCCCACCCCAGACCTCCAGCACGCCGCAGAGATGCTGCAGGCCGTCCTTGAGCCTCAGCGCATGGCAGAGCAGGCAGCGGTCAACCTTGGGCGCACCGGCAAGAACAAAGTTGCGCTCTCTGATCGCGCTGGCTACTTCCCCAACCGCTACTCCAAGGCCCCAGGCAAGGGCGACCTACCGACCGACGATGAGCAGATGGCGCGCATCTTCTCCAAGCGGCCGTTCGCAGGACCCCAGACATTCAGGAAGCAGCAAAAGTACACCCTTAAGAACGCGGTAGCGGATGGGGCGGTCCCGCTGGGCAACCCGGTACGCATGGTCCTGCGCAGGCTGCAAGAGGGCGCGAAGTTTGTTGCTGCCCAGCACGCTCTGTGGAACGGACGGCAAGCTGGGTTGATCGTCTACAAGTCGGCCCGCGGTAAGATGCCGCCGAACTTCGTGAAGGTCAACGACAAGATCGCCAAAGTGTTTCGGCCCGTGGAGACTGCGGAAGGTGGAACTATGTTCGTCGAAGGCGGCGAGTGGGTGATGGATAAGGACTTCGGCCGGCTCTTCAATAACTATCTCAGCCAGGACTACATCCGCGGCTCTGAAATCGGCAAGGGCTTCGTTCAACTCAAGACGTCCTCGACCGCGTTCAAGATGGGCTTCTCCGCCTTCCACTACGGGACGATGGCCTTCTGGTCGATCACCTCCAGCCTGCACGGTGGTCTCGACGAGTTCTACAACCGTGGCCTGCGTGGGCTAGACCCTGCGGATATGTTCAACGGCGCGAAGAAGGTAGCTACGTCCATCGCTGCACCCCTCACGATGGTCCACGGCGGAGCGCGCATCGTGAACTACCTCAAGGACCCCGACGGCTTCCTCGCCACCAAAGAGGGCGTCAAGCTGGCGAAGGACTATCCAGATCTTCCCGAGCTCCTGCGCCTCGTCTACGCCGGCGGCTTCCGTGCTGGGCTGAATCAAGACTTTCCCGACCAGGCATCCATGAGCCCCGGCCACGACCTTGCGGAAGGGCGTCTCGGCGCCGCAACGCTGAAGGTGATGCCGTGGCTGTCGCGCGCCGTGGCCTATCCGCTCTTCAACTACATCATCCCGCGGCTCAAGCTGATGGCGAACGTGCAGATGCTCTCCCAGAAACTCGAGCAGTATTCGCAAGCCATCTCGAACGGCGACGTCACGCCTGAGACCGTGGCGCGTAACGTCGTAGCGACCAACGAGAACAGTTTCGGCGAGATGAACTATCAGAACTTCTACTGGAACAACACCGTCAAGAGCGGGATCCAACTACTCTTCCTCGCCCCCGGCTGGAAGGCTGGTACATGGCGTGGTGCGGCGCAAGCGGCGAAGGAAATCTTTACGGAGAACTACGACGACAAGTTCTACGAGAAGGTAGAGGCTGAAGGGAAGGAGCAGGACTGGGCTCACAAGTACGCCGCTCGTCTCCCGCAGCTTGGCCTGAACAGCGGCCGGCTGGTCGCCTCTGTCATCGTCGCCACCGCCATCGCCACCACGCTCGACAAGCTGCTCACCGGAAAGTGGATATGGGAAGAGATCGCAGACGACATGAAGAACAACGGGCTGAATGTTCTCGAGGCTGCTGACCTCGAGGCGCTCCATCCCCGCACCGGCAAGACTGACCCCCACGGTAAGCCTGTACGCTTCAATATCCCTGCCGACCTGCGCGACTATGAGCACGCCGTCACTGGCCTCGGCTCCTACGCCTACAACTCGCTCGCCCCGTGGCTGACTGGAATCATCGAGACAATCCGCAACCGGGATTGGAAGGGCGATTACGTCTGGAACCCGAACCCAGGGAAGGGCTTTGACGCGTTCAAGCAAGGCATCTTCTACAACCTCGAGAAGAACTACCAGCCGATCACAGCCTCCAGCTACAACAACAAGGCAGGCGCGCAGGACACCACCACGAAGGTCGAGCGCACCTTGGGTCTCATCGGCGGCGCTCCGAAGGGCATGGACGACACCCGTTCGGTAGCGCGTGCAGAGAAGCTGCGGGAGACGAGTGACCCTCACGCACCTCTCACTCCAGAGCAGCAGACCGAGAAGGACGTATCCAAGGAAGCGCCACCCACTCACGCGCAGGCCAGGTACGCGCTGAAGACGCGCAACATGACGGAGCTCGAGAAGATCGTCATGCACCTTAGCTATACTGATGCGAAGGACGTTTTCGAGCACGCGACGCCGGATGAGAAGAAAGCCCTCCAGCCGATCATGCGGAAGAAGCAGATTGCAGCCTTCCGAAGCGCCCACAGGAGATAGGTGATGTCCGACGAGACCCCGAGACCCATCATGCCGAAGCGGCCCTACGTGGCGGCCAAGGCAGCAGAGCCAGCGGTGGTGAAGCCCCTCTCGAGGAAGACAGGCAAGCGGAAGATCAAAGAGATCGAGGAAGAGTCCTACCTCATCACGATGGAGGAGAAAGCCTGCGCGCTACTCTCCGTTGAGCGGGGCGTGGATTTCGCTGCAAAGACCCTCAAGATAAGTCCCGAGGAAGTGAACGCCATCCTCGACTCCCCTCCGGTGCGCTGGTTTATGAAGGAGCTGCAGCGCGAGGACCTCATCAACCTCTCCAAAGAGCGCGTAAAGAATCTGCGCAAAGTGGGCATCACCCGGACTGCCATCGAAGAGCGCCTCATGGAATTGATGATGCTGGACCCCGACAGGACCAAAGGGAACATCGACGGCCAGGTGAAGGCCGCAGCAGCGCTGGCTGACAAGTTCGGCTACGCCGGCAAGGAAGACCCGTTGGCTGGCAAGAGTCCTGCGGAGCTCGAGGCTATGGTGCATCAGGGCGCCGCACTGCTGAAGGGCTCTTCTGTAAACTAAGGGCCATGCAGTACACAGATGCGCAACTCCGCCAGATTCACCTTGCCGCCCTTGCTGCCCACGCCTTAGAGCAACAGCAGGAAGAGTTCGACCGGGCCCGTCGTACTGACAATAAGCTCTCCGACACAGAGAAGCGTGAGCAAGCTGAAAAGATTCGCGAAGCAACTGCGGACACTTACACATGGCTGACGAGATACACGAAGACCTTCAACCCGCATTGGAAGGATCACGGCTGGGAGAGCCCTTACCGAGCCTTCCCATCATGGCCGTTCGTCCGGCCGCTGTGCGAGTACCTGGAGGACGACTCGGAGAGGGTCAAGCTGATCGAGAAGTCGCGAGACATGATGGCGACATGGACGATCGCAGGATACTTCACCCTCCAGTGCCAGTTGGTCGCCGAGCGGGAAGTCATCGTCCAGACTATGACCGACGAGAAGGGCTTCGAGGTTATCTCCTACGCGAAGCATCTCTATGCGAGCCAACCCCAGTGGCTACGCGACGCCTTCCCCCTACCTAAACCCCTCGATAAGCAGCCCTCCAGTGAGTTTCGAGTGGGGACGTCGGTGATGCACGTCATCCCGTCGGGCATCGGCAAGATTCGCTCCTACCACCCGTGGGGCATCTTCTCGGACGAGACAGCCTTCCAGCCTGAAGCTGAGGTAGCCTACGACGAAGCGCGCGCCTCGGGTGTACGCAAGATCGTTCTCAACTCCACGGCGAACGCCGGCTGGTACTACGACTTCACCAACGACGCCACGATGGCGAGGGCCTAATGACTAATCTCGAAACCGCCATCCGCAAACTCGACGACGTACCCGACCAGACCCGCGTAGAGGTAATCCGTGGAGTAAACATTCGCAGGAAAAAGAACGGCTTGACAGTGATGGCCTTGCATTATTCCGCCATCCCCGACCGTGATCCTGAGACCGAAAAGGGTGCCGCCTGGTACGCGAAAGAGAACGGCGGATACGCCTCGCAGTCGATGTGGAAGAAAGAGCAGGAGATGGATGCCTACGCCACGGGGGGCGAGGCTGTCTTTGGCTCAGTGTTGGGTAATCCCCGGCTGTACGAGCTCGTGGTCATCTCGGACCCATTCTGGTATCCCGATCCTCGCTGGGACGTCGTAGCCGGCTTCGATCATGGCGTCACCAACGCGACAGGACTCTTGAAGGCCTACATCCCGCGGGAGGCGCTGGACCCGCGCACTGGCGAGAAGATGCCGCTGGAAATCTATATCTGCGGAGAGTTCTACCGATACCGCACAGATGAGTGGTCGAACAACGTCGACGAGAACGTGGTCGAGATGAAGCAGATGCCCGACTTGGACCGCGCCCGCTGGATCAAAGCTGACCCCTCGATCTTCTACGATGCCGTGGCGACCGACAAAGGCGCGCCCACCAACATCTACCAGACCTACAAAAAGAACAATATGTGGCCGATGTCGGGCTACGACGGGATTCGCTCGGATGTGACTTTTGTCGAGTGGATCATGTCGGACTGGTGGAAGGGTATCGCCGGCGGCAGGAAGCCACGTCTCCACATCGTCTGCAGGAACCCCAGCGACCGGCCTCAACCTGGTCTACATCCGTTCGACTGCCCTAACCTGCTCTGGGAGATGAAGCGAGCCAAGCGCGTGCAGATGACGAGCCGGCAGTTGCTCACGAAGAACGCCTCGGAAGCGCTCGTCAACAAAAATAACCACTTGCTCGATCCACTGAAGCAAATCCTCGGGACCGTAAGGAACCCCACCGCAATCCCGTCAGAGGAGATCATCGCGGGTCAGATTGAGGGATTGGATATGTTCACAGGGCCCATGCGCGGCCGCTTCCTGATGAGCGCTGAGGCTCTGGGTGGAAAGTTGAACCTCGACGGGACTCTCAAGAAACCAAAAAGCCCCCTACGCATTGATATGCGCAAGGGGCCAGGGTGCTTGCAGAGACCTCGCTAGAACTCAGCGATACGTTCCCCAAGGATCTCGGAGTACGTCGTCATCGCGTGAAGCTGGCGGGCGAGGCGAGACTGCTCCATGAGCGGAAGAGTCTTGAAGAAATCTCCGTCGGTGAACGTGTTCAGCTTCTCGATCTTCTCGTCGAGTTCCTTCTTTTCGGTAACTACTCGTTCCTGATGTGCTTCCATGGCGGTTGTCCTTTCGGGTTAGAGTTGCGTGGATGGTTTACTTCTGCGGGACCTGCGGATCCTCAGCGCTGATGCACTCGGTCTTCAGCAGGATTGCAGCGGCCGAGCAAGCAGCATTGAGAGCGGAACGCACGACGCGGAGAGGATCGACGATGCCGGCGGCGATCATGTCGTCGATTAGCTTGCCACTGCCGGCGTCGAAGCCGCACTTGGGGCGCCCTTCCTTCCACCGCTCGGAAACAAACGCCGCGACGTCGACAGATTCAAATCCCGCATTGGCTGCAATCTGCTCCATCGGGCGCGGCAGGATGCTATAGATCAAATCCTCTCCCTTAGATTCGCTCGATGTGGACGCCAGCGACGGCACGGCCGATTGAATCAACATGGCGAAGAACAATGCGCTCCCACCACCAGGCACGACGCCTTCCGAGACGGCTGCACGAGTCGCGTGGATGGCATCCTCGACGCGAAACTTAGTCTCCTGCACCGCATCTGCTGATGTCCCGCCAACCCGGATGACAGCCACGCCGCCGGTGAGAGCAGCAAGACGACCCTTCGCCGCATCACGCTCATCAGGACGTAAGCCCTCGTCTGCGATGATCTCTTTGATCCTGTCGAGGTAGGGCTCGAGCACGTTCACGTTGTAGAGGTTATTCTCCTCCGCTGAGAACGGCGAGGTCATAATCGTTTTGCTCTGCGTGACGACGACGCGCTCAAGGAAACCGAAACTCTTGATGCTGAGTTGGTCGTAATCCTTCCCCTGTGGAGACTCGATGCGGTTGGCTCCAGTGATGATGCCGATGTCGTCGAACAAATCCCGTCGAGCGTCGCCCCAGAGAGGAGCACGCACAACGACAACTGGAATGGGCGGAGAGTCTGTCTTCATCTTCTGCCGTAGGATGTGAGCCAACGCTTCAGGGTCAATGTCGGCAACGATCAATAGGACTGCGAGCGCCCTCGAGTCCTTCTGTGCCGCCTTGATTGCCGCGGTGAGGATTCCAGTGGCCTCGTTGGCTGTGGAGATGCGCCGATCGAACAGCCCAACCGTAACATTGTCGTAGACCACGCGGTTACGCGCTCCATCGTTGATAAAGTACGGATGGGTGAAGCCGGCGGGAATCTGCATCCCATCCACAATCTCGAGCACGTGGTCTGGTGAGTGGCTCTCGCCGATGGTCAACGCTCCA